AGGTTTCCAGCCAGCCACGAGAACATGTCCTTGGACTGCAACAGGAACGCAAACGTGTTGTTGTCGACGCCACCGAATCGTTTCTCTTGGATAGCGTCCGGGTTGGTCACCCCGACAATCTCACCGTCTGCCGTTTGCCTGATCGCTTCGGCGTCCTCGCTGTCCTCGCCACGAGCGACCCCAACAACCTTCTGCCGCTGGGCCTGACGCTCCAGCTTTCTCCACATCCCGTTGATCTGATCGTGAAGACCAGACCAGAGCATCGCGGGTGCGAGGGGGATTGTCTGCCCGTCAACTTCGTTGAAGCTAAGCACGTGGAATGGACCTCGCTCAGGTCCGACCCAGTCGACAACCCTCAGCGGTGGGTCGTCGGGGTTCGGCCCAAGCGTGACCAGTTGCTGGTGTCTGGGCATCCAGATTTCCCAGAGTTCCACCTTGGGTTCGTACTCCTCGTGCGAACTCTGCCCCTGACTGATCGTGTGAAGACGCGAGTCGCCGTCCTCGTTGAACGCATACTCTTCATCCGACTTGAGCTTCTCTCGGACGGTCTTGTTGAAGTCAGGGTTGTCCCTAGCCACCTCCACTGGGACACGGTAGCGGTGACCCATGAAGCCCACCTCCTCCATGTGCCGGGCCGTCATGTCATGGACCCAGTCGTCGAGGAGGATGTTGCGGACGTATGGTTCAATCCTGTCGATCTCGTAGCCGCCCTCGATGATCGTGCCCGCGACCCTCGTCCCAACCTTGCAGATCCCCATCGAAAAGAGTGCTGCTTTCACACACCGTTGCAGGTGGGTGTGGGCGTTGAGTTCCTTCAGCTTGTCGTTGAGTACGATCTCCAGCTTTTTCCCAGCCTGAAGCCACTTGGGGTCCTTGGTGAAAACCAACACCTGAGGAGGGCGGGCGATCAGTTGTCGCTCGTAGACGTTCGACGCCAACTCGATCATGTTGACGCGAGTGTTCGAGTCGGATCCATGGTCGCCGTAGTTCTCGCCAACCATCTGCTTGATGCCGTACCGATGTCGGGCACGGAATGGTTCCAGACGTGCGCGGCTTGACTCAACTGCACGCCGCAATCGTTGCATGTGAAGGCGGTCGTTGACGTTCATGCTACTCCCAACCGTTGGATGCCATGGCTAGATCACGATTCCGTTCCTGTCGCCGCCACGCCATCGACATCACTGGAGGACCCTGCGTCTTTTTCGGCGTGTGTTTCGCTTCACGCTCACGCAGCAGTTTCGCAGCGAGTGCATCAGCAATGACAACATCCCCGTGACTATCACCCCGATCCGTGGGGTCGATGGTCAGCGATGACCCACTATGCTCGATTGACCCGTTCGGCGTATAGATGAATTCCATTGCTTGATTCAAAGCACGTATCGAAGGATTAATAAACTTACGGCCAAACAACGAAGCGCGGTAGTTGGTCAGCAGGTCAACTTTCCCGTCCTTGGTGGAGAACCAGCCGGGGCGATCGCTGATCTTCTTGCGAACAGACTGGTCGTCAGTCCGGTAGTAGACGTTCCCGTACCGGCAGTCGTCGAGGACAGCCTTGCCAAAGCTTCGCCCCGGACCAGTAGCCTCCCAGATCAGGAAAGCCCCCCTACCTCCCGGCCCGGCAAACATCCGGCAGACCGCAACCGCGATCTCTGCGAACCGGTGAACGCTGACACGGTTGTCACAGAACTCCGCAACCTTCTCCCCCGTGAGGCGATCAACGACCGACAGCGCGGAATCACTCGCACCGGTCCCCTGTGAGATGTCGCAACCCACGATGTAATCCCGGTCGGACGCCGCATACCCCTCCTCGTCGAGTTGAACCCAGACCCGCATGGGTCCGTTGTCGTCTTCCGTGTACTGCGGGTGTCCATCCATGACAGCGAGAGTTCCCACGTGCATCGGAGGAACCCCGAACTCCCGCTTGAGGTCCTCGATGGACTGCGTGTCGAAGAACGGGTAGTTGGATCCCAGATAGTCGATGTCCAACTGGGTCGCAATCTCTACCTCGCTCGCACGACGCTGACACTCCCCGTCGTACCACGGAGATCGCCACTTCCCGTTCTCGTCCTGATACTGGCCCGCGCCCTTTTCTGGATGCGCAGTCCAGTGGAAACGTAACCTTGGAGTGCCTTTTTGTAGCTGAGCATAGAATGCGTTCCCCACCCCGTTAGGGGTCGAGTTAAAAATTCGGCAATTCGTGTTGTCTGCCGTTGCGCTCAGCACCTCCCAGCCACCACCCTCGAAGCTGGCAAACTCATCAATCAGTGCTGCTGTCCTACGACCGCCGCGACCGAGGTTGGCGTTAGTCGATTCGCCGTCGAGAACCGAACCGTTGTCCAGATTGCGAAGCTTCAGCTTCATTCGCTTCATGCTGGGACGCATCCACGCTGGCATCCCATTGATGATGAAGTCGACGTGGGCGAAGAGGGAGTCTGCTGTCCCGTCTACCAACGCTTCCTTCCGGCTGACCATCAGGTAGCTTTCCCTTGGACGGAACAGCCACCGATAGACAAACGTGGTCAGGCAGATCCACGACGCACCCATGTCGCGGGACTTCTCGATGAGGATGTCGTGTCGACCGATCGACTCCTCCACGGCAAGGAAGGCGTTGTCCTGATACTCCCACGTGATGAATGGGATCTTGGGGGACTGCCCCGACGCCACCTTCCGGGGGTCGTAGGTCCACGCGAACCCATTGATCCAGAAGAGGAAGTCACGAGAACACGCATCCCACAGCGTCCGCTGCAAGTCGCGGTCACTCGCCGCCCTCTCCAGTATCTCCGCTCTCCACCTCAGGTTCTCCTCCAGTGTCTTCGGAACCGTCCGGTAGCACTGCGTCACTGAGGGATCTGAGCATCTCTGCGATTTCAGCGGTGGACTTGGTGGCATCCGATACAAAAGCCTCTAGGACCTGATCATCAGATTCGCTCTTCGCCACCATCCGCATCCACTCGGCGTAGAATGTCCTTGTATCCGATCTCGCGAATTCCAGCAATCCCCATGCACCGCTGCTCGGAGCGTCAGCAGGCGACACATCGTCGATCGCGATGTTCTCGTAGACCCACTGGAAGTCCTCCCGAAGACCGCTCTTCCGGTCACCGAACGACTCACGGGTCACAGGTTCCTCGTCCCCGACGTCCTCGTCAGGACCCTGAAGGATCTGCTTCAGACGCACCCCCCCGTATTGCGCCTTGAACGAATCCATCCCCATCTTCTTGGCGGCCCGTGTGTACGCTGTCTTCTTCCCCAGTCCGTTCAGTTCGTAATCGTTCTTCAGGGCTACGAACTCCTGCCACTGTCCCCGACTCTTCAGCCACTCCGCGAACTCTTCCGATTGACTCGGCATCTGGTGTCCCCTCCGGTAATGCACTGTATCCCATCAAGACCTCTGGACCTTGCTCCAACGCCTCACAGACCCGCGACAACGTAGCCAGCGTCATGGTGAACCGACCACTCTCCCAGTCACTGATACGCCCCTGAGTAGTACCCACCTCCGTACCCAGCCTCTGCTGACTCCAGCCTCTACGCAGACGCAATGCCCGCATACGCTTGCCCAGTGCCTCTGAATCAAAGCCCATCAGTCCCTCCTTTGCCTGACATACCATACTGTTGATATCGCTATTCTGGAAGGCGGCGTGGAGGGGTTAACCGTGGGTCCTCCATGCGTGTGGGGGTGGGGGTCGGGTTCAGGTTTTGAGGGGACTGCACACACGCGATTCCTTCTTCCTCCTCGCTGCTCGCTGCACGCTGCACCACACCATGTCCACATGATTGTAAACCACCATGGACACAGCAGTTACAGCAGCGTGTCATGGACTATGGAATAGCACACACCGAACGGGGTGTGACAACTGCATCCATCATGGGCTGTTGTTCGATGGATGTGGCATGACATCTGCTTCGCGAGCGGTGGGATCGCAGGCCATCGACATCGTGTGACATTGATAACTCAAGCCCATCTCAATCAGTACACAACGATCTCGGCGTGACCATCAGTGACCAGTTGATCCACGACCTGATGACCATCAGTGCCTTCGATGGATGCGACCCATCGACCATACTTTCCACGCTTGTCTTTGAACGTCTGGATGATGCACTTCCACCCACCCAGTTTCCATCCATCATCATTGAGGACTGGCACAACTTGACAGTGAGTATCGAGCAGCTTGACGAGGTGTTGAGTGGCCAGTCCACCAGCCACTCGTTCACTGCCTCTGACCTCTGGAGCATCGATGGCAGTGCCATCAGACATGGCCAGTCTGAAGCGATCATCGAAGGTGATACGGAAGGGCAGACGACACTGAGCATCGACTGTGTCAGCATCAATGATGCGAGTGATTACTGCTTCGTGTCGCCAGTCCATTTGAGTGGTCCTCTGCGTCTGAGGTCAGTGCGTTCGATGATGTCTTGGGGTGAAGTCTTGGCTGCCTCATCACCACCAACACCGAAGCAGTGTGCGATGAATTCAGAACAGAAGAACCGATCACCATTGGTGTCAATTGGGATGCGTAGCCAGTTGCACAACGCTCTTGTTATCACACCCCACGATCGAAGGAATTGTAGAGGTGAAGCGTATCGTTTACCCCAGTGAGTGAAGGCACGAGTCAGCACCACTCTACGCCTGATCTCTGTGGCTTCGAGTTGATACCAGTCGACGTTGCGACCAGTGGCGAGCAGCATGCTCAGCGGGTGCAGTCTGACACCTTTGCCTTCGAGTGCTTCGAGGACGCACAGTCTGTTGCGATACCAGACAGCGAAGCCAACGTGAGTGACACGTGATCTGGTGACGAGTGATATCAGTTGGCTGACTGGGCTACACCTGTCCAGCCTGAAGGCGAGGACATCACCGTCCATGATGGCTGAGCGTGCTTCGGTGTAGTCGATCATATCTGTGCGATGAACACTTCAAGATCTGATGACGCAGTGTTGGCACGAGCGGTCACGAGGTTGATGTCTTGTAGACCTGATGTGGGATCACTGATGGCAGCGTTGTCAGCGTTCATGCCACCACCAGTGTCGCTGTCCTGATTGTATGACAGCCACGACTCACCGGGAGCGAGGGTGACGACGAACTCATCATTGCCTTCGTTCTTGACGATGATCCAGATGTAGTTGGTGTCATCCTTGTTGGTCAGCCTGACGTACTTGACTCGTGCTGCCTTGAACTGGCTGCCACCTGCCACCGAGTCAGCGGTGGAGTAGATGTTGATCTCACTGGTTGGGACAGTGACGATCCTCTTGAGGATCTCATTGATGAGCGTCTTGCTCAGGACGTTGACTCCACCCTGATCAGTACCGTTGAGCGAACACTCTTCAGTGATCGTCACCTTGAGAGTTGTGGCGGTGATGGTAGATGTCATCGGCTATCCTCTATGCTCGAATAGTTGGGCTGGCATGCCTCCCCTGATGGAGCGTGCCTCCTGAGGTGCTGGACGCTCCTCTGAGAGGACTTGATTGAGTTGCATGGGGTATCTGTTGCTCAACCTGATCAGGGAGCGTACACGGGCAACTGCTCCGTCCTGTGTCTGCGGTCCACCTGATCCAGCACGTGACTGATTCTGCTGGAGGAAATTAGGTGGGAATATGAACTGGTCCTGTTGCTGCATGTCGAGAGGTGTTATCTCAGGGTTAGCTCCACCCGGTGGTGGCAGTGGTGCTTGCAACTCGCGGAGGTACGGTGCTTCCTCGTTGTACAACTCTCGAAGTTGTTCGCCCTGCGGGAAGTCACCTTGCTCAGGCAGCATCTGTGGCAACAGGTTCGGATAGAACATCCTTTGTTCGGGCGGGACGATCATTGTGTCGTCACTGTATGGCTGACCCTGTATCTGCCAGTCCATACTTTCAGACGGGGCAGTGGTAGGCGGGTATGCCCTCGCGTCGGTCGTGGGCGGGACGACCCCTGTCCCAACCCTGTTGCTGCTCCGTGTCATGAGTTCTCTCCGTCTAGACCGGTCCCTACCGACTGCCCTGCCAACACCATCCAGTGAAGGCTATAGGGTCAAGGAACCATGCCCGTCTGATCCCAGCCAGTGTACCGGTCAGCCAAGCTGGGGGGCGTCGGTTTTGGTCGGCTGACCTTTGGACCTCAGTCGCTCGGCAGTCAGCCCGTTTAGCCGTCTTGCGAATATGGCTTGTTCATCTCCGCTAACTGCTCCTCAGTCAGCGTGTCGAAAGTGTACAC